ACAGCCCCGGCCCCCCCCATTGACCGGGGGGGGCCACGGAGGGGGTAACTCTGCTGACTAGGCCGTCGTCGTGGCTGTCTTCTTGCGGTGATAGTCCGCCAGCGTGCGGGCCGCGTGGCATGGTCGGCATACACGCTGGCCGTTCGACGGCCGGATGTACGCATTCTCCAGCGTCAACTCGTGTCCAGCCTTGCAGTGAGAACGAGACCATCTGGGATTGGGCCCACCATCAGTTCATACGAGAGCCGATGGGCGTACACGGTTTTGGTCTTGCCACTCACGGAAAAAGACCAGAGGCCGTAACGGTTCTTGCTGATGTAGCCAGTCCACAGCCAGCAGCCGGTCAGGGGGATCTTCTCTACGCGCTGCCAAAACGCAGCGACGGTACGCTGATGCACGTCGACTCCAACTAGTCGGCCACGCCCTGGGGGTGGTAGCACACCCGCCAGGGTCCTTTCGTATCAGCGATCTTACCGTCTCACCTACGAAAGGTTCGCGACCACCCGGCTCATACGGCCCACGAATTTCGGGCCCCGAACTGCCAGGCAAGTGTCCGTCAGCACGGCGAATGGAAGTGAGTCCGGGCTGGTGGTGGTGGCTGCGAGGGGCACGACCTGCATGTCCCGCGTGTACGGGCGCACAAGGAAGCTCGGGTCGCGGGGGACGAGGTAGATGTCTTCCAGCGGGTTGGTGACCGTCCGCGGTTTCGCACCCGTGTTGCCGCCCTGGTACACGGTCGGGCCGGTGTTGCCGGCACTGTTGGTTTGCAGGTTGGTGCCCGTGTCGATGATCGACGTGACGGCGACACCGGTGGTGTCGAACGCGTCCACAACACCGACGAGGGTTTCCGTGGTGGTCGCGGTGCTGCGGTAAACCTTGTACAGCACCGGTGTCGCACCGTCCGGCAGGTTCGTCGGGGTGGAGAACGACAGGGTTGCCGTGCTGGTGGTGCCGGTGGTGGTCTGTGACACCTCGGTGGACGCGGAGATCTCCCCGAAGCGGGCTACGACCGGCGCTACCTGGTAGTAGTACGTCGCCGCCGCCAGGGTTCCCCCGGTGGTGGACGTCGCGGTGGTGACGGTGCCCATCTGGTTCGTCCGCGGGGAGAGGAACGAGGTCTTGGAGATGGGGATGTCCCGGTAGGTCGGGACGTTCAGGCCTGCGCCGATGGTGACGGTGGGGGCCTGGAACCGCTGCTGGTTCAGCAGCAGCTGGCCGACCGCGCTGTTCATGCGCGGGGACATGACGAACATCCAGCCGGGCCCGTTGATCGGCATGCCCGCGTTGGTCTCCACCAGGTCGATCAGCTGGTCGAGGTGCTTGAGGGCGAAGTTCGCGCCCGCCAGGTCAACAGCGTTGACGTAGTTGAGGCTGCCCGAACCGGCCGTCCAGTTCGACACGAGGTAGTCCAGGCCGGAGCAGATCGGGTAAAGCCCGTTGGCGGTCGCGCCGTCGTTGCCCCACACGATGCTGTTTTCCAGCGTCCACAGCATGGACGCGAATGTGCCGTCGAGTTCCAGCTGCCGGAGGTCGCCGACGATGTCCCGCGTGACGGTCTGCGCGAACCCGGTCACCGACCCGACGGCCTGGAACAGGCGGATGTTGAAGCTCGCCTGCTCATAGGTGCTGTTGCCGATCGGGCGTGCGCCACCGTCGGTGACACCACCCGAGTCCGGCCGGGTCACGCGCCGGTTGAAGAAGTACTGCGTCGAGTTCCACTGCTTCGTGGGGATCGCCGCCAGCAGCGGGGCGTACCTGCGCTGGTACTCCAGGAGAATCGGGTCAATGACCTTCGGGATCAGGGGGCCGACGGTCGCGGCGGTGGTGAGAGCCTCTTCGAGCTCGGTGGTCATGATTGTGTCCGTTCACGCAAAAGCCCCCACCACAAGGGGTGGGGGCTTCGATGGAAGAAGAAGGGTGAGACGGGCCTTGCTAGGCGGGCGTGGTCACCGGTGCGCCGATCCCGGTGCCGGGCATCGGAACCGGGGTCCGGCCGAAGGAGCCGAGCAGCGCCTCCGCGCGGCCGGCGAACACGTCGTCGATCGACGGTTCACCGGTGGTGGTGTCGTTCTCGTGGACCCGGTAGCCCTTTCGTGCCGGCGTGCCGTGCTCCTTGATCAGTTCGGCCCGCAGGTCGTTGCGCTGCTGGGTGAGCGCCTCGGTGAGCTGGGTGTCGAACTGGCCTCGCATCGCAGCCACTGCGCTCGCGACAGCGGCGTCCACGGTCTCCTTCAACGCGTCACCGGGCGTCGCCTTCGTGGTGCTCTCGGCGGGCGCGGGCGCGGTCTCGGAGGTCACCGGGGCCGGTACAGCGGCAGGTGCAGGGGTGGTGGGTGCGGGGGCGTTTTCCTTCAACGCCTGGGCGAACACTGCGCCCAGGGCGGTGATGTCAGCGTCGGACAAGGTCCGACCGGTGGGGGCCGCTGTGGTCTCGGCCGTCTGCTGTGCCTCGCTCACGGCGGGCACCTCCTCAATTGTGGTGCTGGCCCCCGTGGCGGGGGTGGTCTCAGTGGCGGGGGTGGTCTCAGTGGCCGGGGTGACCGTGACGGCCGCGGTGTCGGCGGGGGTTGTGGTCTCGTTCATGTCGTCATCCGAACTGACCGTGTCCTTCTCGCCGGCCATGCCGGGCACGTCGATGTCGGCGTCCCAGTCCGGGTCCATCGTTTGCAGCGCGTCACACGCCGCCGCCATCGCCGCAGCGGCGATCACGCGCAGGTCGATGGGGTCGATGGAGTAGCCGCGCATCGTGACCGACAGGGGCCCGTTGTGGGCGTCGATGCAAAACCCGGCCTGCCCATCCGGGCCGTCCGGGTAGTACTCGCGGATCTCACCGAACCGAGTCGAGGCGGTCTCGTCGGACACTTTCGCCCCCAGCTTTTTCATCGCCGCCTTGATCTTCTGTTTGATCCTGACCAGCTGTTTCGGGGAGTAGGCCGCCGCGTTCTTCTGCTGGTTGATGTAGGACCAAGCGGCCTTGACGTGGTCGGCTGTGTCGAGGGGGTACCGCGGTTTCTTGTCCGCCTGATATCCGGGGTCGGCGTACTGGACACTCCCGTACGGCTTCTTCGGGGCGGCGTCCTTCGCTTCTGTCACCACGTCATCGGTGGGGTCCCACGACTCAGCGATCGGGGTCCGCGCAGGCGCCGCAGTTTCCTGAGTGGTGTGTTCCCCGACGTCGAGCACGGCACCGACCACACCCGGTGTCGCCGTGAAGTCGATTTTGTCGACTTCGAGGTCATCGGCGGTCTCCACCGTTTCCCCCGCGTGCTGCACCGTCCGGACCGGCCCCAGCCAGTACCCGTGGATCGACGTCGACCGCAACGCCGGGACTGGCCCGGCGGTGAGAGTCGCGATGTCCTGCCCGGGTGTGGTGTTGAACAACTCGGCCGTGTACTTCGCGGTCCCACTCTCATCCATCGATACGCCGGCGATCCGGCCGACCACGAGCCGGGAATCGTCTTTGGCGTCGTGGTGGGTGCGCATCACGATCGGCAGGCCGGCAGGGTCGTCGATCCGGGCTTGCATCCGCTCGACCGCTTTACCGATCACGTCGGCCGTGTAGAGGCGCCCGTTGCGGGACACGCCGGGGACGAGCATGGTGCCGGTCCTGGTGGCGATCACGGTTGGTTCAGGCACGGCGTGCTCCTCTCGCGGTGGGGTGGTGTCGTTTCGCGGCACGGAGTTCGCCGATGGTGCAGGCATTGGCGATAGCGGCCTGGATGTCGGGTTCCTGCAGGACTTGTGGCAGGACTTCCCGAACAACGTCGGTGATCAACTCGATGTCGGTGTCTTCGTCGTCTCGTTCTTGCCGTTCGCGGACAAGGCGGATCAGTCTGGTTTCGATCACGTCGCGCCTCCTCCGGTGGCGTAGGCAGTGAGCGTGTCGAGCGCTTCCAGCGGATTGGATGCGGCGAGCACGCAGCGACAATGCGGATGCACGGCCGGTGACGGGACGTCGGTGATGGGCCACGGGTTCTTCGCCTCGTAGTCCTCACAGCGCGGGCACACCCGTGCGCCGCCCGCCGTGATGTAGTCGACGGTTTGGACGCCTTCACGCTGGTAGAGGGTGAGTGCGCCGCGCGAGAAGGACTGGGCCATGGCCATATCGACGACCGTGGAGACGGTGCCGAGATCAACCCCGGTCAGGATCTGTTCGGCCTCGTCGAGCATGTCGCTGTAGCTGGCGCGTTCCTGGCCGAGGCGCGCGAGGACGGTGCCGAGGTCGTGGGTGAGGCCTTTGGTGATCTCCCCCAACCATCCGGCGGCGTCCGCCCAATACACGCCGAGGTCACCGAGGGCGTCCCAGGCGTCCTGGAACGCGAGGTCGAAGTCGATGCCGATCAGGCCGACCCGGTCCGCGGACACCGCGACCGCGGCGGCCCACCCCTCGGCTTGGGCGTCTTTCAACGCGTCCGCCAACGCGGTGATCACCGGGTCCCGCGCTGCGGGTGACGCGGCCTCGGCGGAGGCGATGGCGTAGAGGACGGCGTTGGCGATGGCTTTGGCGACCATCTTCCGGTGGTCTTTCGCCGCCTGGTCGTCGGCGGTTTCGGTGAGGCCGATCGATGCCCGGTATCGGGCGATCGCCACCGACAGGTCCAGGCGCCGGGCCGCGGACCGCCACGCCGCGGCGACCGCCGTGATGTGTTTCGCGGCGAGTCGTTCCCGCCGGTCGTAGACGGCGGCCCAGGTCCCTTCGAGGTGGCCGAGGCGGAGGGTGACTTCGAGGATGGCCGGGTCACCGGCGTGGTCGATCGCGTTCTCGACCGCGGCGACGCATCCCGCGCGGACCGTGTCTGTCATGGGGCCGCCGGACGCGGCCCACCCTTGCGCGTATGCGGTACGGGCGTACGGTGCGATCGCTTCGGCCGCGGCCGGGTCACCCCCGAACAGGAGATCGATCCGGTTGTCGCCGTGCTTGACCGTCAACGCCCCGAACGACACCTCCATGGGTGGCATGCGGTGAACACCGGACGGCGTGCTTTCCGGGAGGTAGGCGAGGGTGACGTGCGCGGTGTAGCCGTGCTCCGCAGGGATCTTGATGCCCGCCCCGGTGAGCGCGTCTACCACGTCCCGCCGGAGCTGCTCCAATGCCGACGCGTCGACCAACGCGACCAGCACATCCCCATCCGGGCCGCCGGTGAACCGGCCATGCCCCGAGATCACCGCTTCGACCGGGGGCCGCCCCACGAGCGGCGTGACCGCGGCGAGGACGGCTTCCAGGTCCACGTCGTCGGCGGACCCGAGGTAGGCGACCGTGCAATGCAGGTCGCCGACCGGTTCCCCGTCCGCACGGCACAGCAGGTTCGCGGTCTCGGCAGGCGGGTAGAGGGCGACCATGCAGCCGGGCACAACCGCCACCCCCGCCTACACTTGCTGACGCGGGGTGGGTAGCTCAGTGGCTAGAGCCCCGGGTCACCGGTTCGAATCCGGTCCCACCCGCCACTTCACTGAAACAACCGCACGAGTTCCACCCACATCGGCGCGCCCACGATCACGATCGCGTACAGCCCGACCACCCCCACGAACAGCAGCTTCACCTGGTGACTGTAGCTGGCACCACGGCACCACCACCTGGTTAGGCGACGCGTTCCGAGTAGCCACCGAGCAAAGAAATCGTGTTCGACGCGGATGACGCGGACCAGGTCACGTTGACGGCGAACGCTTGCGCCGTGACACCCACCGTGACGGCTGCGGTCGGGGTGGACACGAACAGGCTTGCGGCGTTGGTGCTGGCCGAGGTGCCGAGTGACAGCTGGATGCTGCCCATGGCTGTGGTGGTCGTGTAGAAGTCCAGGGTCGCCTCGTACCGGAACGGGACGTTGGACACCCCGGACCCGAGGGTGACCGCAGGAACCGCGGCGATACCGGTGGCCCCGAATGTTGAGGTGAACGCCAGGGTGGGTGTGCCGGTGTCGGAGTAGACGCCCCACCCGACCAGCCGGTATACGGCGCCTGCGATGGCGTCGGCGGCGGGGATGGCCAGGGACTGCAGCGCGGTCGCGGCCGTAGTGGTCGCGACGGTCGTGGTTGCGGTCAGGCCGCCTTGGGAGCCGACCAGGGTGGACACGAGGCCCTGCGGGTTCTTGTAGGTCAACACACCCGCTGAGGTGGCGTAGAGCACGTCCCCACCGGATGGGGTGCCGGGGGCCGTGCCTTGGTTGGTCAGGGTGATGACGGGGGCGGTGGCGGACTGGGTGGCTACGAGCGTGTCTGCGATGGCCGCGCCCGAGTTGGACCTGTTGGTGACGAGGGGGATCTGGTCGCCGGACACAACGCGCCCGCCTTTCCGTGTGCAGGGTTGGGGAGGTGACAGGGTGCGGCGGGCCCCAGTTAGGGGATGGTCCACCAGTCGTCAGCGAGCAGGTCTGCGGTGGTGGGTGCCCACGGCGCCAGGACACCAGCGTCGAATCGATCGATGTGGGTGCCGTAGTTGAAGGGTTGCCCGATCATGTGCGGTGCCGCCACGGCGAGCGGGCGCCCGGCCTCGACGGTGACCCGGGAGCCGGGCACGAGGACGAGCCACACGGTTGTCCCCTGCAGCCCATCCCAACTGTGGCGGGTGACCGCCCGGCCGGCTTTCAGTGCGTCGAGCGCGGGACCGAACCCGGTCAGTCGATCCTCTTGGCGATCAGGGCTTGCACGTCCTGCGCCCTGGTCGGGTGCCCCGGGTCCATCAGTCACCTCCTGGTCCTGGTTGGGCAATGGTTCGCCGGGTACAACGCCAGGGGTGAACGGTGCGGCGTCGGCGGCCCTGGTCGGGTGGCCCGTCATGGCATGAGCTCCCGCGTCCGCTGCAGGTGGTGTGCCTCACCGGCGCCGAAGTTTGCGAACACCCATGGTTCAGTCCCATCGCCGAGCAGCGTGAACTCGCCGGTCTCTGGGTCGTAGGTGAGTGCGTAGCCGCGGGGATGGAAGACGACCCGGTTGATCAGCCACAGCAGGCTGTCTTTCTCCAGATCTACTGGTACTGGTTGGCGTGTCATGCTGGGATCTTCTCGCGTTCGGGCAGGTCTCGCAGGGCTTGCTTGCGGCGTGCACGGTAGGCGCGGTGCCACGCCTCCGACAGGACCCTTTGGTCGCGGCCGAGCCGGGACTCGATGGGTGGCTTACCTGGGGTGGCGTCTTTCGCGGCGCCTGGTTTGTCTTCCGGGTCCCCTGGCGGCGTCGGCTGCTGGCCGAGCATGTGCAGGGGCAGCATCGGCGGCGGGTCGGGCCGGTCGGGTTCCGGTAGGCCCGGCACGTAGGCCGTGAGCCCAGCCGCTGACAGGCCGGCCGCGAGGTGACCGACGGTGGCGCGGGACATGTCTTCCATGTCGTCCCAGGTCGTGACGCCTTGCCGGTCGACGAGGATCGGGACGTCGCCGCCGTCGACAGCGGGTTCGCCGATCTCGTCGCGGTACCGGTTGAGGGTGTAGGAGCCGTTGCGCAGCCGCATGTCGCGGATCTCTTCCACGATCTTGGAGTCGCGCATGTCGATCTCCGCGAACTGGAACTGCCAATCCTCGACGGCGAACCCTAGTTGCACGAGGTGGTAGTTGAGTTTCTCCAGCAGCAGCGCGGCGATGGGGATGATCGTGTTCACCCGGAACGTCTTGTCCTGCGCCTCACCGCTACCGCTGCCGAGGTTCCCGGTTTCGATGATTCCCAGCTTCGCGGGCGGGGTACCGAACCCGGAGATCAACTCGTCCCGCAACTGCCGGGCTGTGTCGAGATAGTCCGTGACCTTGCGCGGGTCCAGCACACCGACCTGACCGCCACCGGTGGTGACGACCGGGGTCCCAACCGCTTTCGGACCCAGGTTGAAGACCTTGTACTGCTCCCGCCACTTCTGCACCTCAGTGTCCTGCAGGTGTGCCAGGTCGACGTGGATCCGGGGCGGATCCCCCCGCCGGAAACACTCCTTGATCGTCGCCATGGTGAACAGCCACGCGGTCGCCGGCAGCAACATCTTCTGCGCCGGGCCGACACCATACAAACCACCACGCGGGGCATCCAAGCTGATGTGAATGACCTGCTCAGGGGCGAACGTCGCGGACCGCAAACCGTCGACGTCCTGCACGTACCCCGACACTTCGCCGTGCTCGTCCGACAGGACGGTCATGGTGGTGGCGTCCAGGGTGTACAGGGCGACCGGCTCGCCCAGCAGGGTGACCACTTCGAGGTAGGCGTCGCCGAACAGCAGCAGGTCCGTGACCGCGTTGCGGAGCAGCTGGACCATGTCCTCGCGGGGGTTGCAGAACCGCATCAGGCGTTTGATCCGCACCACCTGCGGCGGGTCCGGCACGTCCGCGTCAGGCGGATCGTCCAGGGTGGACACGAGTTGCAAACCGCCCGCGGTGACCGTGCGGGCGATCACGTCAATCGGCGCTGACACCCAGTTACAGGTCATGTACAGCTGGTGCAGCTGGTTCAAGACCTGTTGGCGTTCGTTACTGGCCGCGACCTGCGCGGACTGCGACGCGGTCTGGGTCAGGGCGATGCCGTACTCGTAGCCCAGGCGCCGGACCTGTGACGCGGTCGGCATGTTCGGTGCCGCTTCGGTGACGGGGGTCGGGTCCTGCCTGCGGAATGTGTGGCGAATCCATGACCTCACCCCCACGGGGACCCCCCCTCCAGCACTGGGAACCCACCGAACGTGCGCGGCAACGGTGCGGGCTCGGTGGAGGGGTTCGGGTTGGTCGCTGTCGGGTCCAGGGTGGTGACCTGGCCGGGGTCGACGGGGAAGTGGAACCGTGCGGCGCCACCCACCGACAGCAGCAAATACCTGCTGCTGTCATACCAATGATCATCTGCGGCGGTGTCGACATCCTCCGGGCGGTTCTCATCCCGCGGCAGTTCCGGCATCGTGCGGACCAGGTCCGGGCAGGTGCCGTCCAGGACATGCAGCATCGGGCACAGGTCCCACCCCAGCGACCGGTGGTAGGCACACGCCGGGGCTTCCGCCAGGTAGGTGTGCACGCGGCCTTTGCCGCCGAGCCGGTCGTTGTCCGCCGGGGTGAGCGCGCACCCTTCGATCGCGAACTGCGACGCCGGTGGCAACGCGCTGCCGGACTTGCCCCACATGGACGGGTCCGCGGCGCGGCACACCACCCGCTCCCCTGGCTGTTCGGCGGCGATGATCCGGCGGGCCTGCTCCCGCTCCGGGGTTTGCCGCATGCTCAGTTCGCGGTAGAACCACATCCTGCTGTCGTTGTCCCGCGCGGCCCACAGCGCCACCGACGGTGCTGTCCAGCCGTAGTCCAGGCCCATGTACCGCGACCAGGACAGCGGCAGTTCGAGCGGCGGGACAATGATTCGGTCGCGGCGCCAGTCGGGGAACGCTTGGTTGGGCATCACGGACCAGTCCCCGTCTTTGATCATGCGGCGCAGGTCGGGGTCCTCGATGCCGTCCAGGGTGGCTTCGTACTCGCCGACGAACGGGTTGTCACTGACCTTGGCGGGGATGAAGATCCGGCGGCGGCCGGCGGCGTCGGTGATCTCCTTCTCGCCGTACTCGGTCGGGTCGACATACCCGGCTTTCACGCGGCCGTGGCCGATGTTGCCGGGGTTGCTCGCCGACCTGATCCCGAGACAGGGCACACCGACCACACCGGACCGCACCCGCGTGTACAGGAAGTCCACGACATCCGGGGGGATGGTGGTGCGTTCGTCCAAGAGCAGGAGGTTGATCTCGGCGGACTGCAACGCGGACGCTTCTTTGAGGTTCTTGGCGTGCGCGAACGTCAGCGACGCCCCGCCGGGGAACCGGAGTTCGTATTTGGAGCCGTCCCACCGGGCACCGAGGTCTTTGGCGTAGCCGTAGCGGGCCAGCATCCGCAACACCGACTGGTTGAGCTCCGGGAAGCTGCGCCGGAACCAGAACACTTGGATCCCGGGGTGCCGCACACAGGTGCGGATCGCGAGCATCAGCAAACTGTGGGACTTCCCGCCGCCGCCGGCGCCGCCGTACAAGATGTCCATGTTCTCGTCCGGCAGGGCGAGGAACCGGGCTTGGGGGCCGGGGTTGGGGGTGAAGTCGAGGATCTCGAACGGGTCCAGGGCCCGGTTGCGTTCGAGTTCGCGGCGTTCCGCCTCCGCCTGCAGGTCACGGAGAAGCTGAAGTTTCTGTAGCTTCAGCTCCACCAGCGAGCGCGCGCGTGAGCTCCGCGATTTCGGCGTCGATAGCGTCAAGGCTGATCACCTCATGCCGCGCCGGCGCGTCCAGGCCGAGAAGCTTCGCCTTCCGCTCCGCGAACCCACGGATCGCCGTCCACGCCTCCACTTTCGTGCGAGGGGTGACGGTCGGGTCTTGGCTGCTGGCGATGCGCATCAGCTGGTGGATCGCCGTGTCGTACAGCTCAAGCTCTTCCACCCGGTGCTCTTCAACGGCCATGCGCGGGACCTGCGCGAGGGCTTCGCGGTAGAGCTGCCCGGCGCGCTGCCCAGTGATACCGAGCCGACGCCCGATCTCGGCGAAGCTGAGTTTGGTGCGTTTCAGCTGGACGACCTGCGCGCGGCGTTCAGCGGCGGACATCGTGGCCTGGGCGGTGGTCCTGCGCGCCATCGGACATCACCTTCCCAGTGGACCTAGTCGTCGGTGGTGGTGAAGTCATGCTCTTCGCCAGTCGACTCAAGGACCGGCAGCGTGCTGGTGGACTCCTGGAACCGGCGACAGATCACGTCCACGTAGTGCGGCTCCATCTCGATCAGCAGCGCCGTCCGATCCGTCCGGTGAGCCGCGATCAGGGTGGAGCCGGAACCAGCGAAGACGTCCAGCACGACGCGGCGTTCGTTGTCGGAGTCGACGACACTGAACGCCCACTCGGCGAGCGCGACAGGCTTCTGGGTCGGATGAACCCGAACGCCACCGCCGCGTTCGGAAGCGCGCAGCATGCCGTTCCACATGTGCCGTAGCAGCCGCACGGCGCCAGGGTGGTTGGTCCACGCCAACTCCGCGTCAGCGAAGTGGCCGTTGTTCTCTTTGTCCCAGATCAGCCAGCACGACGCGTCAGGAAGTCCCGCTGATCCTGCATAGTGGTTGCCGCCCCACCAAACGTGCCTGGCAGATGGGTACATGGTGGTGAGCAGACGAAAGGTATCCGCAGCAACATCAGTGGTGTCGTCCCCCGCGACTGGCAAGTACTTTGTGGTCGGAACGACCAAGCCGCCACCGACGCGCCCACCGAACGGCATGCCCGGGTGATGGCCTACCTTCCCTGTGCCCTTAACGATGCTGATCCCGTAAGGCGGATCGGTGTAGATCACGGACGGTTCCTCGCCGCCGCGCACCCGGTCAATGTCGTCCGGGTTGGTCGCATCGCCACACAGCAGCCGATGTCGGCCCAACAGCCACAGATCCCCCGGTTTGGATACCGGATCGGCTGGGGCGTCGGGAACGCTGTCCGCGTCGCCGCCCGCGCCAGTCGGTTCGGGCTCCTCGCTGGCAATGTCGTCCAGTAGGCGGGTCAGGTCGTCGTCGTCGAACCCGGTGAGTTCGAGCAGGTGTGCGTCCTGGAGTTCTTCGAGGATTTCGGCGAGGCCGCGGTCTTCCCAGCCGCCTTTGGTGGTGAGCTGGTTGGAGGCGATCAAGTAGGCGTCGGCGTCGGCGTCGGCGTCGGAGCGGGAGGCCCAGCCGCGGATGACGGGCATGAACCAGGTGCCGGTGTCGTCGACACGTACGCCGTCTGGTGGATCGCCGCCAGCGGTGTGCATGGCGACCAGCTGTTCGTGGCGGCCGTGGCCGGCGACGAGGCGGCCGGTGCGTTCGTCGAGCAGCGGGAGTTCCGCGAACCCGAAGTGGCCGATCGACTTGTTGATCGCGTCCGCTGCGTGGCCTTTGGCGTTGCGTGGTGCGAGTTGCACGTCGGCCAGGGGGACGTAGTCGACGTACCGCGGTGCGACATCCAGGTTGGTCTTGGTGCGCTTCGCTGCCGGCATACCCGCTCTCCCCTCGGTGACCAGAAGGGGCAGGGAGTGGGGTAGCTGCTAGGCGAGGGTCTGGTCGTTGTGTTGCCCCGGGGTCCAAAAGGATCCGGGGCGCGACGCCCTGACCATCAACGCCGGTCGTCCGCCGTGTTCGCGGTTCGTCCCTCGCCTAGCAACACCATGGTCGCGCGGCCTGGGGTGCCTTGTCGTGGGGGGTCACCCTGATGGCGGTCCCCCCACCTCCCCGTTGTTACCGGCCGGTACGGGTGCGGCCTGCGGAAACGCGGCACCTAGCCGCTTCGGAGAGCGAAGTACAGGCCCGCCAGGACACCCAGCGCGGCGATCACCGCGAACGCCTTCTGCCACGGCGACCAGCGTTGATCCGCCATGCGGCGCCGCGCGTCGTCGGCGTCCTTCAACGCCGCCGCCGTGGTGATCACCGTCGCGTCGCGGGCGACTGCCTGGTCAGCGAGACGCTGCATCGCCAACTTGAGGCCGTGGAGCTCGTCCGCGACCCGCGCGATGGATCCGTTGATCGTCTCGAAGTGCTTGTCGTGACCGGCCAGGCGGGTTTCGATCGCGCCCGCGATGACACCCCGGTCGTAGTCGCTGGGGGGCTCGCCCACGGAAGGACCCATCCCCTCTTCGGCCTGGTTATGAGAGGACGGACAGGACTATGACCACGCCACCGGCGACAGCGGCGAGGACTCCCAGGATCTGGCCTACCCGGCCACCGATCACGATGGCGAGACCGGCGAACAGCACGCCGATCGCGGGCAGGGCGAACAGGAGGTGGAAGGCGTCCATCACAAGGCCCTTTCCCCGGGGGTCGGCTTACATGAATCCGAGCAGCGGGCCAGCCATCGGCGGCATGGCGGGCGCCACGTCGGGCGGGTCGGGTTCGGCCCGGAGGACCACCCGCTGGTAGTCCTCGGTGTTCTCGGGGTGGTCCGGGTCCCGGTACGGGTAGGTGATCTCCTGGACCGTGCATTTGAGGCCGTTGACGGTGACCGTCTGCTGCATGGTGAGGGGCGCGTCCAGCATCGCGGTGGTCACCAAGGTGTCGGGGTCGTCAACGAGGTAGGCGCGGATCTGCGCTTTGGGGGTGCCGACCCGGATGGATAGGTCGGCGGTGAGATCAGCGCCGGGGTCTTTGGTGGTGTGGATGGTGAGCCGGGATTCCATGCCGTCCGCGCTGTTCTCGACGCCGGCCAGCATGTGCCGGAATGGCCATCCGGCGAGGCCGGTGACGACGACCTCGTGGCCGATCCATTCGGTGAACGTGGTGGGGGTGAACGCGCCGTGGCCGGGGTTGTTCGGTAGGGGCTGGGAGAACAGCCGCACCTGGTATTCGATCACGTGGTCCCCTCGGTGATCGTGACCAGCCGGTCTGTGGGGACCCCGAGGTCGGTCAGTCGGGCCAGGACCTGTGTCACCAGCATCGGGTCGATGTCGACTTCGGCGAGGATCCCGGCCAGTTCGAGGCTGGTGGCGTACCGGTGGGTGCTGGTGTGGGTGGTGAGGTTCTTCGTGGCCAGCCACCTGCGTGCGGCGACGGCGACTTGGCCGTTGGTGCCGATGTGGTGTTGCGCTACCCACGGGCGCAGTGCCGCCGCGAAAGCTCGGTCAGCCATGCCCACAGGCGCTGGATCAGGCTGCGGGCTGGGCGCGGGGATGGGAAACGGGCGCCCGGTCAGGGCACGGTAGTCACTGGCGAGCGCGGCCATGTCCACCCCGGTCTGGAATTCCACGGTGCTGAGGTGTTCCGGCCAGATCACGACCCATGCCTCTTCGACTTGGCGGGTCCAGAACGGGTCTGTGGTGGTGACGGTGTCGGCCCAGGTGATGACGGCGACGTCCGCGCCAGGGTTCGCGGTGTAGCTGCCAGCGAGGACGGCGTGACCGCCCCACACGGCGGACCCTGGGGTGTATTCCCACAGGTGCCGGGCGGTTTGGGCTTGTTGGGCGACCTGGAGGTTCACGCCGAGCAGCACGGACCCGAAGAGCGAGATCGCGGCGTGGACTTCGTCGAGGTTCGACGTGTCTACTTTCGCGAACCCGACACACGTGACGCCTGCGAGGCCGCCGGTGTGGACGGCTTCCAGCATGGTTTGCAGGTCCACACCGTTGTCGCCAGCGCCGGTGGCCGGGTCGAAGTCTGGGTTCCCGGAGCGGCGGTAAAGGTCGAACACGTCGGCTTGGGTGGGGCTCTGCTCCCGGCCGGCGAGGTAGCGGGTGACCTGTTTCCGCTGGTTCGCGACCGATACCGGCCCGCAGTCGCCGTACTGGTCGTTTCCGTACAGGCCCCAGTCGGTGACCTGGGTCAGGTTGTCGCAGGCGGCGGGATGCGTGGGTGTGGGGGTATCGACGATGAGGAAGCTCGCGGCGTGCAGGGCGGGGGCGTTCTTCGGGGCCCGGCGGCCGAGCTGCATCGGGGGGTGGGTCACGTGCCGCCCCTTTCGTGATCATGGGGCGGGCATGACGGGTGGTGGCGCTGGCCAGATTCGAACTGGCGACCTCTGGGTTATGAGCCCAACGAGCTACCGAACTGCTCCACAGCGCGACGGGGTGTTGTGGGGGCCCGTCACAATCGGGCCCCCACAACGTGCGGTCTTCGACTCCGAGATGCATATCCGGTCCAAGGGACAACACGGTTCGGGGGCATAGCTCCGCAACGGTTCGGATGATATAGCGCGATCAGTCGCTCGTGTCGGGAGGTTGCTCGGGTTCGGCGCGTCGGCGTGTCGGGATCTCCCGCAACTGGGCGAGGGCTTCGTCGTAGATGTAAAAAGGGCGGCCGGTCTCGTCGCGGAGGGTGGGTGTGAGTCGGGCGCGGATGGTGTTCGGGGAGCGGCCGGTGATGGCGGCGAGGGCTTCGCGGTCCATGAGGACGTGGGCCTGCTCATAGCGGATGATCATGGCGGGCCGGCGTGTTGCTGGGTGGCGAGGTGCAGGGCGATCATGTCGGCGGGGTTGTAGGTGTGGCCGCATCCCTGGCAGGTGATGGTTTTCCCGGTCTTGGGCAGGTACAGGGCGTGGGCGCACACCGCCAGGTCGGTGGGGTGGGTGCAGGTGCCGACTGGTTTCGGGGCTGGTTCGCTTCCTGGGATGGCGTGGCGGAGTTGCCGTGCGACTTCCCGCATGTCCCGGGCGAAGTTGACCACCCACGCCCGGCGCATGATCCAGTCCCAGTGGAACAGCAGCGTGCTGGTCTCGGTGTCGACCGTGACCGGGCCGGGCGGGGTGCGCAGGCCGCGTTGGTCGCGGACCTGCGCCGCGTACCACCACGTGACGTTCAGGGCGGAGTGTGGATCTCCTGGTTCGATCCACTTCGTGCGCACGTCCCGCAAGCTCATCAGGTGGATGTTCGCCGGTGGCGTGGACCGAAACCCTTTCACCGGCCGGGCGCCGGTCGTCTCGCGGTACAGCAGCACGTCCGGGTCCATGATCGCCGCGTAGAGCGCCGGGAGCTCCCCCACGGTCGCGCGGAGACGTTCGGCGCAGCGGTCACAGGTGAGGTAGCCGTTGTCCGCTGGGTAGGGGTGGCCGGAGCGGGACCGGCACCCGAGGACGCACAGGGCTCGTTCTTGCTGGTCATCCACCACGCCCGCCACCGTCCTTCCACTTCTCTGTCTTGATCCAGGTGTGCTCGTTCAGCCGGTGACGTCCGGGTCGAGCCGGCCGCACGCGTGCAGCGGCAGTTGGTCGCCGTCCACGTGTGGCACGACAGTTGAGAGAGGGCCGTCGACTTCGATCAGGTCACCGACCGGCCAGGTGCGGGGCCGGAAGTCGCTGCCGTCGGCTGGGAGTTGGTGGGTTGGCACCATGAGGCGGTCGAGGTCGTAGTCGACGAGTACGGCGCCGCACCAGGCGCAGCGTTGGCGTAGGTGGTTGTTGATCTGCAGGTCGATGCCGGCGATGTGGACTACGCCGGTCACGAGTTCTCCAATGCGGCAGCGATAGCCTGGACGGTCGGACACGGCCAGTCCGGCACAGACAGCCCCTCCCCGTCGTAAGAAGCGCACTCTTCGCAGGTCACGCCGCTGTATGTCTTGGTGGGCTGGTGCAGGTCGAGGACGGCGAGGTGGCCGGGATCGGTGAGGCGTTCCCGCAGACGCAGCCACTCGGCCCGACAGCGGTCGAGTTGTTCGGTGACCTCTCGATCATGGGCTTCCTGTGCGCGCCGCCGGGATTCCGGGTCGCGCAGGTTTCGCAGCGGGGTGAACACGGGGGTAAGGATCTTGGCTGGTGGTTCGAAGTCCGGCGGTGGTGGGGTGGTCATGGGGTCGCCGACCAGTGCCAGGTCCCGCCACGGTAGGAACGGGCCGGGATCTCCTCACCGGTGTGGTCGACGCCGATGTCCCCGTCGTGTCGTTCGACGCCGTTGTGCACCAACGGTTTGTGGATCAGGCCAAGCGGGTTGAACACGATCAGGCCGACCCGGTCTGTGTCCGGTTCGGGGGCGACCTCGGTGACGATCGCGGCGCGGTCCACCGGCACAACCGGGCCGCCGTGAGGGTAGGACTCGACATAGAGGACGTGGGCGCCGACATACGGGTGGCGGTCGCCGAGGGGTTCGGTCACGGTGGGGTTCTCGCTTTCAGCTCGGTGCGCCTCCAAGGCGCAGTCAGGGCACACATGCGGCCCGCCGCAGGCGGTCACCGTGTCCGGTGTGGGTGCGGTGGGGGCGTCATGCCCGAACCACCAGCCATGTGTCGTGTACGGCACGTCAGCTCCCACCACTGGTGGTCATTGGCAGCCAGTCGGCGACCTCGTCCTCTGTGAGGAGAGTGACGGTGAGGTCTGAATCTCCGGGGATGTGCAGGCACACCCACTTCCACTCGCCGGGTGGGAGGTAGCGGGGTGGGAAGTACAGGTGTTGGGCGACCCTGCCGTCCGTGGGATGGCGTCGCACCGCGCCCAGCGGGTTGTCGCTGGGGATGTCAGGTGGCGTGTCCGGCATCAGGGCGTCCCTTTCTGGACGGTGACTGTTTGGGTGGGTGCGCCGGTCCAGGGGTGGTTGACCGCGATCAGGGACCAGGACCCGTCCTGGGGGTCTCGGAACAGTTCGACGCCGTGGCCGCGGGACTTCCACCGCTCCCACCCGGACACCGTGACCCGGGCGGGTAGCACGCCCTGATACCAGGCCGCGGCGAGCAACTCCCCGATCAGGCCGTCGATGGTGATGGTCGGGCCGCGGGACTGCTGCGACGCCGGTACGGGGGTGTCTTCGGGGCCAGTCACTGTGCCTCCCATGCCCGGAAGTCGTCCTGTGTGGGGCACAGGTCTATGACCACCGGTTTCCCGTCCGGCCATGTGGCGGGCGGGTCATAGCGGTCCGGGTGCTGGATCACCAGGTGCGCGAGCAGCTCGACTACCGGTACGGGGTTGCGGCACAGGTTGCACCAGCACATCGGGACCGCGGTCACCGGCGGTCCCGCCAGAACGCGGCGACAAGCCGCACGACGATGGCGAGAACCACGACCTGGACCACACCCGCGTAGGCGATCGTCCAGGGGCTGGGCAAGACGTGCGCGGCCACGATGAACCCGACGGCGAGCGCACCCAGGGCCATGAACATCCGGTCGAGGCTCCGGCCGGTCACGGCGTGCACGCCCTGACCACACCCACCGCGCACCCAGCCAGCAGCAGCGTCCCGAACACACCCCCGAGGAACGCCCCGTACATCCCGAACCGAGTGACCGGCCGATACCTGCGTTTACGCATGTCAGGCGCCTCCCTGGGGATGTTGATCGCATTATTACCCCACAGTGGTGTGACACCGCGTCACCACGACGCTGACAGGGCCCGCGTCGTGACCTAACCCTGACCTGACGTGGGACGACACAGTGAAACCCCCGCATGGTGAAAGGTTCGGCGCCGGTCGGCTACACGAGATACCCACTAGACAACGTTAAGCCGCGCGCGTATCGTTGTCCTTGTTGCCGGACGATGTCAGGGAGACTGAAGATGACCGCCACCACCGCCCCCGCTTTCCGGTACATCGGCGTGACTGATGAGTGCATCGTGTGCGAGAAGTGCGGCAAGTCGGGCCTGCGGTCCACGGTGGTCCTCGCGATCCTCGACGCCGACGGGAACACCGAAGAGGTCACCTACTACGGCTCCACCTGCGCCGCCCGCGCCCTGTCCGCCCGGGGCATGCGGGTCAAGGGTGGCGGCAGGGAGATCCTGCAGCGCGCCCAGTGGGCCACCGAGAAGTTGCGGGGTGACGCTGATGACGCGCGGCGGATGCTGCGCCACTACGGGCTGCCGGAGACCGGAGACCCGACCGGGGCCCAGTGGTTCCAGGCCGAACTCACCTACTTCCACGTGCACCGGTTCGCTATGTGGGCGTATGAGGTGGGCAGGAACGGCAATCCGACCTGGCGCGACCGCGCGGCGGAAATGTTGGAGCGCAAGCGTGCGGTCCTGAGTGAAGCGGCCCTTCTCGGCCTGTAGTGGTGCGCCAGCCGCCCGGTGACCTCAACACGGCGACGTGTTGACAAAGTTACCGGGCGCGCGTAACGTTGTCCTTACTGCAGGGCGACGCCAAGGAGAGTCCGACGATGACCACCTACATCACCCCCGACACCACCTACAACGGCCGCCACACCCTCCGGAGCAACAGGCGCCGCAGCGACGTGTTCACCGCCAAGGAACTCTCCGCCATGGCCACCCCCGGCACCCCGCTCGTGGTCTGGGAGCACAGCGGCACCGTCCAGGGCGTGAACCTCTACGTGCGCACCCGGTTCATCGCTCAGGAAGACGGCTCGCTGATCGGCTACAGCGCGGATGGCGACCGCACGATCATCCACCCCGCCGACCGCCGAATCCGGGTGATGACGAAGTAACGCCGACTGGCCCCGGTTTCCCCGGGGCCCTCCTAACGTCGCACCGTCTCCGCCTGTCCGCACCCGAATGGAGCAACTTCCATGGCCTCCACCACCTCTTCCCCCACCGCGCTGGTCCGTAACCCCGCAATCAACGCTCTCTGCCCGCCGCGTCGAATCGCGGACGACCGGCTGTACGCCGAGTGGGTCCTGAACGTGGCCGACACCCAGCCATCGCGGGACACCTTCTACATTCAGGCAGACCTCGACGCCTGGGATGCGTGGATGGTTGAGGGCGCCACTGTCCGCGCTTGGTTGGCTGCTGACAGCGGGTGAACCGTCTGAACATGCCAGTGGGCCCGTGACCGGGGAAAGGTCACAGGCCCACTGGCGCACGGGGGGTACTGGTTCAGTTTCTGGGTGGGGGTCAGTACGGGCGGTAGGGGCCGCCCGCGCGGACAGAGCGGACCCCGGGGACGTTGCCGAGGGACTTGTAGCGGCCGATGGCGTACCGGACCCCGGCGGCGATGTTGTCTACCGGGTTGCGGATGTCGCCGTGACCCGGCACCGCCCAGCGCTGGAACGTTGGCCCGATGGTTTGCATCAGCCCGATGCTGGGGGTGCCGGCAGCGGCGTTGGAGTCGGTGCGGTTGATCGCCGCGGGGTTGCCGCCGGACTCGTGTTGGATGATCAGGGCGACGGCGGAGTCATCGAGGGCGCTGGTGGGGGTGCCGTTCGCTTGCAGGATCTGGTCGGCTTCGGTGATCCACACCTGGATTTGGGGCGGTGTGGCTGGCCCACCGGTGGGTGTGCCGCCGCCGGTGCTGGTGGTGTTGACAAAGCCGTACGCGACAAGAGGGACGGCGGCGATGGCGAGCACAGTCGATAGCGGGCCCCGCCGACCGGGCCGACGGCGGGCGGTCAGGGAGTGCCTGCGGTTTCGGTGGGGCCTGGCGGGTGGTGCGGGCACTCGTAACGTGGTCGTCAACGGAGGTCTCCTTTCGGTGGCCGGTGGCGGTCAGGCGGCACGAAATCGGTAGTGGGCGTGGCCTCCGTCTTCCGCGCGCCCCTGGCTGATCAACTCCTTGAGGGCTTCCCGGATCGCGGTCTCGCTGTAGGTCTTCCCGTCGGGGCGTTTGGCTGCCGCCTCGATCTCGCCGAACCGGGTGACACCGTTCTTCAAGAGCTCCTCGACGCGCTCCAGGCAGGTCCATGTCGCTGCGGGTACCGGGCGGAGTGGCGTGACCTGGCAGCGAGGCACTGCGGGCATCACGATGCGAGGGGCGAGCGGGTCCGTTGGTCGGGCCAGGTCACGCAGGTGAGTGGTCTCGTCGCCGGTCAGCTGGAACGTGCGGGCGATCTTCTCCAGGCGTGCCGCTTCAGCCGCCGCGGCCAGTTCCGGTTTGTCCGCGACGATCTGGGCGAACAATTCCGGGTCGACCTCGAAGATCTCGGCGGCGGCCTCGCCGTCTTGCCGCAGGCCGCGGGCGTGGCGGTCGAGGTAGTCCGGGCCGATCGCGTTCGCGACCGCTTTCTCGATCGTGAGTCGGGGTGCGTTCTTCGCCAGCGCCCACGCGTCCCGCAGCCGGCCGACGCGCATCGTCTCGGCGTCGCCGACCAGGGCGCCAAGCCCGGAGGTCGGGGTGCCGTCCGGGAACTCTTTCGGCAAGGCTCGCGGGTTGACCAGCAGCGCGCTTCCCACTTGGGCGTCGAGCTGGGCGCCCATCCGCAAGGTGACGACCTGGGCGGCTAGGAGTGACCGGCGGATCGTGCCGATGTTGAAGAAGGTCGCGGGGACTGACATGTCCTGGTCGGCGACGAGGGCGCGGACTGCGGTCTTGCGGCCTTCCCGTTCGATCAGGTCCAGGATTTGGTAGAACTCGGCGGCGTCTGGGTGTTCCCGCATTTTGTGGAGTTCGTCGATGGTCCACAGCAGCATCGGTTCGTCGGGGGTGGGGACGTGGAGTTCCCGCTTCATCAACCGGTTGATCATGGATCGGGTTGCGTGGGCGCGGCGTAGTCCGCGGGCTTGGAGCAGGATCTCGTCGGCGGTCGGCGCGGACCAGTCGGAGTGTTCGATCCACATGGGGAACGACGCGCCGCCCTGGGGGCAGCCGACGACCGGCAGGATCAGGCCGGAGTAGGCGGCTGAGGTGATCAGGCTGCGGAGCAGTTCGGACTTGCCGGAGCCGGTGTCGCCGAACACGCCGCCGCCTTTGGCGCCCCACCCGTTTCGGTAGAACTCCCACCACACTGGGGATCCGTCGCCGTGGTAGCCGAAGATCGCCCGAATGTTGCCTCCTCGCAGGTCCAGGGCTTGTTCGGGGCCGGGCCACCAGAACGTTTTCGCGAGCGGGTTGTCTTTCGCGAACCGGATCTTGGCTTTGTTTTCCACACCGGAGGGGTGTGGCATGACGGCGATCGTGGTGATGGACCGCCCGTACGCGGACGCGATGTTCCGCACATTGGTGGTGGCCGCCAGTGATGTCTGTTTCCCGGCGACGAGTTGGATCGTGTACTCCTCGTACCCGTCGGTGATGTCCGGGTCGACCAGCCTGGTCCCGGCGAGCCCGGGGGTGCCGTGGGGGCCGGCGACGACGGTGTCCCAGTGGAGTTGGTTGGCGGTCCGATGCTCGACCACTTCCAGGACGGGGGCGTCGGGGACCTCCATGTCCTCTTCCGGGTCGTCCCCGCCGTCGTTGGGGGTGGCGTAGATCGTGTCGGGTTGCCACGGACTGTTACGCGTCCAGTACGGCAGCATCGTCGCGGCACCGCCAGCGACGAGAAGCAGGCCCGCCCACTGGCCGGGGCCGGTGAGCGCCGCCCACAGCAGCCACGTCCCGCTGGATGCGATGACGGTCCGTACCCAGCGGCGGCGTTGGGCCCGGTTCTCGGGGTGGTTTTTCGCCCATGACGTCCAGGCCGCGATCGCGCCGACGACGTACACGGCCACAGTCACAGGTACCCCCCACGGCCACACATCGGCGGTGGCATGTGCGGCCTCCGCGGCGCCCCACAGCATCGCGGCGACAGGCAGCGGCACGGCTTGTTTGATCGCCTGGGTCACCCACGGCTTCGTCCTGTCGGCGTCGTGGTGACCGGACCCGTCGAGGTCGCCTTGGGTGATAGGTGCCCCCGCGGTGCTCGTGTCGAGGGTTGCGGTGTCGTCCATTGCGGTGGGACTCCCTGTTTGGCGGAAGGCAGGAGAAGGAGGGGCGGGGCGGGTGCCGGCTGGTTCCGCACGGGCCAGAACAGGCGTGTTCTGGCCCGGCGGGATCGGCCGTATCAGCCGGTTACTGGTTCTGGTAGGCGCCGATCTGAGTGCCGACGTGCTGGGTGTCGGACACGTTCGCCGCGAGGGCCACGTGCTTCGCCATGGCCTGCTTGAGGTCTGCGCCGGCGGCGGCCATCGCAGCCGCGCTTTCCTTGATGGTGCCGAGCGCGGCCGCGATCTCCGGGTCGCCGCCCAGGCCCGCGCTGGCCACGTTGGTCTCGGCGTTCTCCAGCGTCGCCGGCCATTCCTCGCCGCCGCTCTTGCAGACGTCATCGGCGAACTGGGTGATGTTCTGCACGCTGGGCGTGTCATCCGTCAGGGGGGCTTGCGTGGGGGTGGTCATGTTTCCTCCGTTGTCCGGGTTGTGCACCGACCCGGCAGGTACCGGTTCGGGGTCTGGGGTGGGGTTTGGCACGACGCTGAGGCGCGGTCGTTCAGCCGGGAACGCCGGTGCGGGCGGGTTCGTTTCGGTGTCGCCTGCGATCGGCACGGGGCCGGTCGGGGCGGGCGCAGCGCGGGTCTCGGCGAAGTTCTTGGCGGTCTCGACGATGGCGCGCAGGTGTGCGGGGCAGAAACGCTCGCCGGGGTCGGTTCGGAGGCCGCACTGGCCCAGCTCGGCGCTAGGGGTAGGCCACGTGCACCAGGACCGGGGCGGGAGGTCCGGGGCCTGGGCGAAGTCGCTGCCGGCTTCTACGTCGTCGGTCAGTTCCTCGTCGGCCGGGCCGTTGCTGGGTTGGCTACTGGTCGGGGACGTGTTGTTGGGCGCGGTCGGTGTGGGCGCGGTCGGTGTGGTCTCGCCAGCCGACGTGGGGGCGGCCTGGTCATCAACCGCGGGCGTGGTCTCCACCGTGGGCACGTCGGGGGTCTGGATAGGTTCCTCTTCCCCTAATTCCTCGTCTTCGGTGTTGTCGGGTCTACGGAAGGTGCCGCGGACGAGGTCCATCAGCCGGGCGGCCCGTTCCCGCAGGGTCGGCCGGCGACCGCCGGTGAGGCGGTCGTTGATACGGCGGGCCCGAGCGTGTTCCCGCCAGTCGTGCAGGTCTTCCCACATGTCGCCGTAGAGGCGGCCGAGGAATCCTCGCGCGGTGCGTTTGGGGGATGTGGTGCTCGCGTCCCGGCGGGCCGTGCGTGCGGTGCGGGCTTTGGCCCACGGTGTTTCCTTGTCGGCGACCACGCAGTACGCGCCGATCGTGGTCCGGTAGGCGACCAGCCAGCCGACGATGAGGCAGAACGTGATGGGGTCCATGTCAGCCGCCGGCCTGCGGCGACGCGCCGAGCTGTTGCAGGAACGACAGTGGCGCCAGCAGCGCCAGCGACGCGGGGACGACCAGGGCGATCCACATCGTGCGGGGTGCGGCGGCGTTCATGTTGCCCAGCCGGTCCCCGAAGGTGCCCCCGCCACTGGAACGCAGCGCCGTCAGCCGGGGGAACATGTCGTGGATGACCCAGCCGGCGAAACCGACGGCGATGATCCACGGCATGCCCGCCGCGATGGCGGTGAAGATGTCCTGGAACACGGTGCCTGCTGTGGGGATGCCGCTGGCCCACATCGCGAACAGGCGGAACAGGTCCTGGAGCCACCCGGTCACCAACCCGATGACCTTCGCGATCGGGATGATCGCGATCACGCCTCCGGCCAGCATGAGTAGCGCCCGGAAACCGTGCCACTGCGGCTTGAGGCGCTTGAAGATCAGCGCGAGCGTGATGAACGCCAGTCCACCGCCGATCGTGGTGCCCATTTGAAGCAGAAACGAACTCATGACCTTGAATGTCCTTCCTGGTTAGAGGCTGACCGCGACGATCCAGACGATCAGGGCGGTGACGGCCAGGCGGCCGGCCGGGTGCGTGGCCCAGTCGAGGACGTCGACGGCAAGCGCGACGGGGCACGCGATCGGCAGCGTGAACAGCAGCAGGTAGGCCCAGCGCAGCCCGGTGCTGTCCGGTGCGCACCACTGGCCGTGCCGGGCGTAGTCGATCCGGTTTTTGCACCGCGGCAACGTCGACGGCCACGGTGACGTTCCGTCACCGACGAAGAGGGTGTGCAGTAGCTCCGGTGCGGAGGGAACCTGTAGTCTCGCGCGCACGCGTGCACGTGTGCCCGTTAGCCCCCTCCCCCCACCCCCATCGGCTTCCGAACCCACACTGTGGGGTGTGGGTGTGGGTTCACCCTCAGTAGCTCCACTCCCCCGGGGGGAGAGGTCCGTGTCGGTGTCGGTGGTCATTTCTTCTCCTTCCGCGTGATCGTGGCTTCCAGGTCGTCGGACAGGCGGAGGAGGTAGATCACGGCCTGCTCCGCGGCCCGGTTGCTGTTGGCGTCGTCCACATCCGGGTCGGCCATGATCGACCGCAGGTGAGCGGAGACCCAGCTGACCTTCTCCCGGGCGGTTTTCGCGTTGTCCAGCCGCTCTTGCAGCCGGGCCCGTCGTTCGACCGGCCGGGCGTCGGCCCGGGTGACCCGGCCGCTGCCCCCAGCTCCGCGGCGTGTTCCGGCCATCAG